GGTCCCGCAGATAATGAACGCTGAAACGGTGTAAGCAGTAATCCAATCAAGGACTTTGTTTCGCCACTAACCTTGAATGTGCCAATCTGTGCTAAACCACGAAGGAAATCTGCTGCACCAAGTGCTGCTCTTTCCATATCGTCTGCAAGATCATCCACGGCTGTATTGCCACCAAGTGTGCCAAGTGCATCAATGATGCCTGTGCCGATAATCTCTTGGACATTGGCAGATGCAACGGCAAGCTTGTCCATTGAACCTTGGAAGGTATTGGCTGCTGCTGTTGCTGAACCCTTAAAGGTTTCTGCCAGATCTGTGGTTATGTCATAGAAAGACTTAGTCTTAAGGTCTGCCTTCGAGATACCAACACCTAAACGAGAAAGTGCGGTGTTATTCCCCAGATACGCACGACTAAGCGCGGCCGTGACTTTTCCTAAATCATTGCCAGTTGAGGCAGAAATATCTAGAGCAAGATTGAGCAGTCTTTGTGTTTCTGCTGTGTCGCGTGTTGCTACTGCTAGAGCCTGATACGCAGGGCGCAGTTTGTCATCGATGATGCCGAATTCGCTCTGAAGTCTTTGTATGAATCCTTCTGCACTAGCAGCATCGCGCTCTAGTCCAACATTCTTAAGAGCTAAGGCTAAGCCTTGTTGTGCCTTCTGATCTTCTGCTGCTGCTTTGACGGCAGCCTTGCCATAGGCTAAAACTGCTGTTGTGCTAAAAGCCAGACCGAAAGCACCTGCTAGTTTCCTAACATTTTTGGTGAGTTTATCTGTGGCACTATCTGCTTGCTTAAAGGCTTTATTGCCTACGAACTCCGCAGCAATATCGATTAACACATTAGCCATGATTAGCCTCTCGCTCTTGCATTAAGTTTATCCGCTGCGCCCTTAATTGCTGCTAATACTGCTTCTCTGGCTTTGCCATTGTTCTCATCATAAGCGCGAAACAGAGCGCGACCTTCCATCTTGTCGCGACCCTTCATCTGTGAGCCGTACTTACCTTGTTGGTTTTGTACGAAGCGACTGCTTGGAGTCTTACGCCCCATAGTCTCATAAATTGCTCCAGCAGCACTTTTGTTAAATACGCGAGCAAGAGATCTAAAACCTTTGCGGTTTGGCTTGGATGGTGTTGTCTTATAACCAATGCCTGACTTAACGATTCGAGCATTGTAAGTAGGGAAGCGAGCCTGTGAGCCTTCACGGGTTAGCCATCCACTAAGGACTTGACCATCATCTGGTAGATATCCTTTAGCAGCCTTTGTAATTGGCTTTAGAGCTGCTGCAACCTCTTTAGGTAAAGCCTTGGCAAGGTCAGGACTAAACTGGCGTAGAGACTTTCTAAGAGCGACCGCGCCCTTGACGCTTGCTGGCATCGCTCACCTCTTTCGCTTCATCCTTAAGCCCTTGCACTAATGCATCGAGCATGGTCTTATCTAGATCTAACAACTGCTGTGGCGCGATTCCCAATCTAATGCTTAGCCTAGCGATTAGATAGGTGAACGGAAGATCGCGCTTTAAGCTAAAGGGTCTGAGTCAAGCACCTCAACACTTTTAAGTGTCTCGATGAAGTCAATCCCGAAAGGCTTAACAGATTCACCTGCTCTGCGTGTTACTTCCCATGCTAACCAATAGACATCGCTCTGCTTTTCTTCATCGCGGAACGCCTTATGGAAGCCCTTTTTAGCGTACTGCTCAAATGAGTACTCCACTGCTGGAGTGATCTCGCCTTCTAGTACGCTTCCATCTGTACGAACTATCTTTAGTTTTGCCATGAGTTTGCCCCTTTATAGTTTGTTTAGAATGTGCCTGTTGATGCTACTGCGACTGTTGAGTTAGCAGTAAATGTGATCGACTGTGTGCCAATATCGCCAACAGCACCGTTGATGTCTGTTGTGTTATTGACTAGCAATGAGACTGTGTACAAAGGGTTAGTCGCTGAGACTGCTGTTCCCTTTGTCTGTAGAAATACTGCTGTAACAGTTGTTCCCCATGCTGCCTGTAGTGTTGCCAATACATTCGCTGAAGCTGTGTCGTTAAGGAAGTCGATCGTTACTGTTGATGACTCTAGTCCTTTAACGAACTTGTGAGATGAGTCACCCATTGCGGTAACTTCTAGCTCATCAAAAACGCGGTTGATTGTTACTGCTGTTACATGGTCTGAAAGATCGACTGAGTTAATCTTCACACCTACATTGTTATTTAGAAATACAGCCATGAGATTATTCCTCGTCCTTCTTAGTAGTTGCTGGCTTTGATACTGCTGGTGCTACCTGCCCGATCTTGATCAGGAAGGCTTCGTTCTCTTTTTCCCACTCGGACATATTAACTCCAACTCGTAAGGATTGATACGGACATCTCGCAGCTGAGTAGGTCACCCGATGCAGCGTTGAGAATACTAGGTGCGCTTATCGCGCTTACATTATAGGTTAAAGATGATGCAGCGAGCTTAGCGAACACGCTACAAACTGTATCTTCTATCCCGTTAAGGTTTCCTTCATTGTCAAACAATGGCACAGTCATAACAATCTTAAAATTAGCCATTGGGCTAATGCTTATATGCTGATTGTTGCTAGGTGTTAGGTAAGGATCATCTGGAGACACGATGACAGAGTTTGCCAATACTGTCGCAGGTGGAAAAGCAAAGGTCTGCCACTTAGCGTTATCGACTAGAGCAGTGGCTAATGTGGTTCTAAGAGTAGTGACGGCAACGGGCATTATCCCACCATCGAACGCGGATCAAGTGCGTGAGCGATCAATCCTCGCACCTTAGCGAGAAGCTGTGCGCTCATTCGGTAAGGGCTTGGCTGGAAATCGACAGCGTTACTGCCTGAAAGGGTGGCTGTACGCGCTTGCCAGATTTCGACAGATATCATCAAAGCTGCGTTCTGAACTGCTGTGTCTGTTGTCCAGTCTGTGTAAGTCTCAGCTGCTACTGTGCCAAAAGGCTCAATAGGATGCTTAGGTTGTACGACTGTGTGAGTCGTAGGCACTGAGATCGAATAAGCACCGACACTAGCAATAGTTTTAGATCCATTGTATTTAGTACCGGAATTAGAGATAGTTACAGTCTGTCCGACATAGAAGATATCTGTGACAGGAATGTCAAAATATAGAGTGCCAGTGCCCACGACATTGCTGTGCGCTACTGCGAACCACTTAGGAGCCCAAAGCATTGGAAGTAGGACGGCATCAGATGCATCACACACTTCCTGCAAGGTTGCATCTGGATACAAAGTACCGACTCCAAGTGTTGTACGGAGTTCTGAGACTGTTGTAAGTGCCATGATGTCCTTTCTAAAGACTCTAGAGGGTCAGAGGGCTACTGACCCCCTAGAGCGTACTTAGTGGGCTTTAATTAAGCCTTGTTGTTCTTAAACGCACCAGCTCCGACCTTAGTCGCAATCGCGCCAAAGCCGTAGTAGCCGATAGTTACCTGTCCTGCTGCTGTTGATTCAGCGCGTAGGCGGTATGTTGGTGACTCGTACCATGTGTACGCATCTGGGTTCACGATAAGGATTGTTCCATCGCCATCGCCAGCGTTTGTTGGATCTACATAGAGGTTAAGTCCTGCAACATTACCTGTTAGTGATGTTGGTGCTACTTGACCGCCTGCGTTCATTGGCTGTGAAGCTGTGTAGATTGGACGGCCTGCATCGTTTAGAGACATGATGTTTGACCATTGTCCTGTTGATACGACCATGTTGCGAGCAAATGGGTTAGGTAGTCCTGCTGTTGCTGCATAGACTGATGCTGAACCGCGAGCAACAATACCTAGCAACTCTGCTGCTGTTGGGTATGTAACTGTTGTTGTTGCATCTGCTGTTGCGCCTGCGATCAACGCTGCGTTTACTGCTGCGTTTGTTGTCTTTGCGTAAGCTGCTGCCATGTTGCGGACTAGCTCATCAAAGAATGCTGGAGATGTACGATCTAGAAGTTCTACAGAGAATGTCTGTTGTCCAGCGTACTTCTTTACTGATACTGATAAGAATGCTGCATTCTGATCTGTGTCTGAGAATGCTGCGCCTTCTGCTGTCTCTGCAACAGTTGGCATCTGTGTGATCTTTGGGATCTCGAAAGTCATACCTGCATCTGGAAGCACTCCGCGAGAGATTGCATCGATTGATGGACGGATAGTTGTTCCGAGTGGGTTGATGATTTCTGACAGTTGGCGTGTTGGTACAAGACCAGCGTTATCTGTTGTGTCATCTGCTGCTAGTAGGTATTGACGAGCTGACTCATCACCTAGTGCTGCGCGGATTGTGTTTTCTGCGTACTTAGCTGCTGTTACTTCGATGCGTGGCTTTGTGAAGTATGCTGCTGAAACAGTTGGACGAGCAGCTTCTACCGCTGGCGCATCAACTGGTGTTGCTTCGACTGCTGGAGTGGTTTGTTCCACGGTGGCTGTCTCGCTTTCTGTTGGTTGGGTTGATTCTTCTGCAGTAGATTCTTCTGCTGCAATATCAGTAACCTGAGCAGACTTAAATGCTGGCTCTGTTACTAAACTTACTTCGACCAAGCGAGCAGCGGATACATAAGTAACCCCGTCCTTGATCTTTGACTTGAGGACTTCTGCCCCGATTGATAGACCGCTCTGTAATCCTTCTTCTGCAAGGATTAAAGCTTCTGTACCGCGCTGTGAGCGACTTACAGAAAAGACTGCGTTAATTGCATCTTCTGATTCGCTAAATGAAACCATGCGGCCAAGTGGCTTCTTACTATCGTGTTGGCTAAGCAACTTAATTGCCTTAGGGTCTGCAATATCAATAGATCCAGAAGCAAAAATTACTTTGCCCATGTTTGTAGATCCTGCTTCGACATTGAGAGGCACGATCTTGCCTGAGACTGTACGACTTGCTGAGTCCGCTGTTAAGTCAGCTGAGAAGGTGATTACTTGGTTCATTCCATACCTTGACTTCCGTTAGGTGTTAGATCAGTCATTTCCATCGCCTGCTCCTGAGTAATTAGGTTAAGGGATAAAAGTTTTTCGATTACTGCTAGTTCTTGCATTGGGTCAGTACGCAAGAAGTTTTTATCAATATCAAACTTCACAACATTCCCACGAGCTGTAATATCATCCATTGACAAGCGATCTTCGATAGCAGTAATGAATGGCTGCAAAGATAGTGTTAAGAACTGCTTACGCTCATCTTGCACATTGGCATAAGTCATAGAGTTGTTCTGGTCTGCTGAAACATAGTAAGCAGGTACATTGCACAAACGCGCACATTCTGTAGCCAGGTTAAAGATTGCTTCGCCATACATCATGTCTTTTGGTGAGAATGACACAGGGTTATATTCTAAAGTAGATGTTAAATATGCGGTGCTGCGATTGTTGCGAGCATTCTTCCATGAAGCCAATAATCCCTGAACCTCTTTAGGATCTAGGTCTGCGCCTGTGTTCTTGATGTAACCTGATGCCATCGGTGTGGCTGCTGCTATGGCTGCTGCCTTCTGAACATCAATAGCTGCACGAATTGTAGAAACTCCAGTATTAAGAATGCCATCACCTAATGATTGGAATGTAACAAGAGATCCCAAACCGTCCATA